AATGGTGGAGTAAGATATATTACGGTTACAAATCGTGGAGGAGGGTATACAAGTACGCCTACTGTTGGTATTTCTTCAGCACCCGCTGGAGGAAAAACTGCTACTGCAATTGCGGAAATGATTGATGGAGTTGTGGTTTGTAATACAAATATAAATCCAGAATCAAAATCAGTACAAAGAGTTTTAGTTTCTAATCCAGGATATGGATACACCGTAGCACCTGGAGTGCGACTTATTGGTGGTGGTGGAAAGGGAGCAACTGCCGCTGCAACAATCGGAGATGGTATCGTTGGCATCATAACTATTACAAATTCTGGTTCTGGATATGCAATCCCACCATCAATTGCATTTACTGGAATTTCTTCAGTATCTGCGGCCGCAACTGTTGTTGTGTCTGCTGCTGGATCAATTACTTCCATTTATATTACAAATGCAGGACTTGGATACTCTGAACCACCAAGCATAGTTATAGGTTCTCCTCCAACAAATTCCAGTGGAAAATTCATATTCAATGAAATAGTAACAGGATCTCAAAGTGGAGTTACTGGAAGAGTTAAGTCTTGGAATTCAATTACAAATGTGCTCCAACTCTCTAATATTAAGGGTGAGTTTATGATAGGAGAAAATATTGTTGGAACATCTTCAAGTGCATCACATTATTTAAAATCTATAGATTCAACACCAAATATATTAAAAGATGGTTATTCCGCTAATGACGAAATTGAAGAGGAGGCAGATGAAATTATAGATTTTACAGAAGTCAATCCATTTGGAATGCCTTAGATTGTATAAATACTTGTTATTAGTTGATCAAATAGTAGTATTATAAGTTATCAGTATGTTTGAATATTTTTATCACGAAATTTTAAGAAGAACTGTAGTTTCTTTCGGTTCTTTGTTTAATAATATGTCTATTAAACATAAGAATAATGATAATGAGACTGTTAGTATTATAAAAGTACCCCTTTCATATGGACCAACCCAAAAATTTCTTGCAAGATTAAATCAATCAGCAAACTTAAACAAGCCAGTTCAAATTACATTACCAAGAATGTCATTTGAATTTACTGGATTAACTTATGATGCTTCAAGAAAATCAACCTCAACACAATACTTTACAGTTAAATCTGCAACTGATGGTACAGATGTAAAAAAAGCATATCTTCCAGTTCCATATAATATGCAATTTGAACTCAGTATTATGAGCAAATTGAACGACGATGCTTTGCAAATTGTAGAGCAAATTCTTCCATATTTTCAACCTGCATATACAATGACGGTTGAATTAGTTGATGTTATTAATGAAAAAAGAGATATACCTATAATTCTTGAAAATATTACGATGCAAGATGATTATGAAGGTGACTTTACTACAAGAAGAGTTTTAATTTACACTCTGAGATTTACTGCAAAAACTTATCTTTTTGGACCCGTTTCTTCTGCAACAAAAGATATTATCAAAAAGGCTTCTATTGGATATATTGCAGGAGATCTTACAACATCACCCACAAGGGAGATTGTTTATTCAGTGGAACCAAGGGCAATTCAAAATTATACTGGGATTGTAATTACCAATTTAACTGTCGATATTTCCACTACAGATACTTTAATTACCGTAAATGACGCCACTTCAATTTCTATTGACACCTACTTAGATCTTGAAGGTGAGGAAGTATATGTAAAAGCAAAATCCGGAAATGTTCTTACAGTTGATAGAGGAAGAGATAATACATCAATTACTCCACATTTAGCGGGTGCAGAAATAAAATCGATCACTCAAACAGATAATTTACTTATCGAAGACGGAGATGATTTTGGTTTTAATGGATCTGTTTTTTAATTGAAGTATGAAAATGTCAAAAAAATTTGATAAATTGAATGAAACATTTAATGTTGAAGGAGATATAGTTCCTGTAGAGGTAACTCCTATAGTAGAAAAAGTATCGCCATCCATAATAGATGTTGATGATATTAAAAAGGATTATGACTATACAAGAGGTAATCTTTATTCTTTGATAGAAAAAGGACAAGAAGCTATTAATGGAATTTTAGAATTAGCACAAGAAACTGAAATGCCGAGAGCATATGAAGTTGCAGGTCAACTTATAAAGAATGTTGGTGATATTGCAGATAAATTAATGGAACTTCAAAAGAAAAGGAAAGATATTGAAGAAGATAGTCCAAAAGGACCAACAACTGTTAATAATGCATTATTTGTTGGATCTACTGCAGAACTTGCTAAACTTTTAAAGCAGCAATCTCAAGAAAATTTAGAACAATAAATATAAAAAGGTACTTTCCAGTTCAATGCTCCAATTTAAGTCTCATAGAACAGTTGAACAAATTGCAAAGAAACATCGTTTGGATGTTTCTTTTATACAAAAACAACTTGAAATGGGAGAACCAATTGAGCACGAACATACTAAAGATCACGAACTCGCTAAAGATATTGCACTTCAGCATTTAGATGAAATTCCTGATTATTACACACGTTTAAAGAAAATGGAAGCATCTGCAAAGAAAGAGCATAAAAAATTCAAAGATGTAAAAGAATCTCACGAAGAGCAAAGATACTGCCCATTATGTAATAAAAGAGAGTCAAGATCTGAGTGTAGTTATGGTGAAAAAGCGTGGGATAAAGTTTCTGTAAAGGATGAAGAATATTCTATGGTTCGTTCAGAACTGAAAACTATGTCGAATGCAATTAAAAAATTGCAAATGACCGTTGGAAAAGGTGAAGGTAATCTTGAAGCATGGGTACAGTCAAAAATTACAAAAGCAGCAGATTATATTGACACTGCAGCAGATTATGTTACAAGTGGAGAAATGGAAGAAGATTGTTGGTCAGGATATAAACAGGTTGGGATGAAGAAAAAGGGTAAAAAGATAGTTCCAAATTGTGTTCCAGTTTCAGAAACTTCAGAAGAAAAATTAGTTGATAAAATTCTAGGAGAACTTTTAGAGTCATCAAAATCTGGAGATTCTTCATTACATGATTGGTTTGCAAAAAGCAAATCCTCTGACGGAAAGCCTGGATGGGTTCAATTAGGTGGAAAATACGCAGGCAAACCATGTGCAAAGCAACCCGATCAAACTACAAAACCAAAGTGTGGTAGTTCTAAAATGGCAGCAGAGATGTCGCCAGAAGAAGAAGAAAAAGCAGCAAAAAGAAAAAGAAAAGAAGATCCAAATCCAGAAAGATCAGGAAAAGCAAAGAATATTGCCACCGAAGAATTTGTAGAGGAAGATGCATGTAAAGAAAAAGTAAAATCCAGATATAAAATTTGGCCAAGTGCATATGCATCTGGGGCGTTAGTAAAATGTCGTAAAGTTGGCGCATCTAATTGGGGTAATAAATCAAAAACTAAAAATGAAGATGTGACTATTGAGGATCTGGATGGAAATACTTTTGCTGAAGTAATTGATATTATCAAACCAGAACCAATAAAAGGATTTAAGTCTCAAGTAACAGAGGCAACTCGTCTCCAAGCACAAACAGGTAATGTTATTGGTGTTACTCTTTCTTGGAGAGGAAAATATTATGGTCTTAAAATGTTTTTCCCACAAGTAAAAACTCCAACAAGAAAAGAGATAACTGATGAACTGCAGAAGGTTTATCCTGGATGTGTTGTTATTCATCATACTATTTCAGAAATTCAACCAGGACAACCATTGATTCAGGTTTTTGGACCTCAGGGAGGCAGTTTTGGTAAACCAGGTCCATCCAAAAATTATGTTAAAACAATGGGAGAAGAAGTTGAGGTTGATGAAGATTGGCAGAAAGTAAATCGCCAAGACAAAACTGATGGATTAAGTCAAAAAGCAGTTAATGCATATAAAAGAGAAAATCCTGGATCAAAACTTCAGACTGCAGTAACTGAGAAGAATCCGAAAGGAAATAGAGCACAAAGAAGAAAGGATTTCTGTAGTCGTATGTCTGGGATGAAGGAAAGATTAACGTCCGCAGAAACTGCAAGAGATCCTGATAGTGACATAAACAAAGCACTTCGTCGCTGGAATTGTAATTAATTTATAGGTTTTGTTATGGCAAATAATGATGTCTACTTGGGTAATCCTTTATTAAAAAAAGCAAATACTGCTCATGAGTTTACTCAAGAACAAATTTTAGAATTTGTAAGATGTAAAGATGATCCTGTTTATTTTGCAAATAATTATGTAAAAATTGTTACTCTTGATTATGGATTACAAACATTTAAACCTTATCATTTTCAAGAAAAATTAATTAATAATTTCCATAAGCACAGATTTAATATCTGTAAGATGCCACGACAGACTGGTAAGTCTACGACTGTGGTTGCATTTCTTTTACATTATGCAGTGTTTAATGATAATGTGAATATTGGTATTCTTGCAAACAAAGCAGCGACTGCGAGAGAACTCTTAGATAGGTTGCAAACAGCATATGAAAATCTACCAAAGTGGATGCAGCAGGGAATTATTTCTTGGAACAAAGGTTCCTTGGAACTGGAAAATGGAAGTAAAATCTTGGCTGCTTCTACTTCTGCTTCTGCAGTTCGTGGTATGTCATTCAATATCTTATTTTTGGATGAATTTGCGTTCGTTCCAAATCATATTGCAGATTCTTTCTTTGCGTCAGTATATCCTACAATTACTTCAGGTAAGAATACTAAAGTAATTATAGTTTCTACTCCACACGGTATGAATCACTTCTACCGT